TTACCTCGCATTTAAGTAAACCACGTTCTCCTCTTGTGCCGTATTTGTGCCATTGCGACTTATAATCGCATCGATTTTGCTTGCGTGCTCGGTGAGATGCCCGGCTGAAAGGTGGGCGTATCTTTGAACCATTTCGAGAGTTTCCCATCCTCCCATCTCTTTAAGTGCAAGAAGAGAGACACCGGACTGAACCAGCCAGCTTGCCCAGGTATGCCTCAGATCATGGAAGCGGAAGTTGCTAATGCCTGCCCGCTTTAACGCTCCCTTCCATGCCTTGTTGCTGTCGGTTCTCATCTTCCTTACCGCTGCTGTTTTTGTTCCGTCGCTTCGGTAGGCAGGTTTGGTGTGGACAAATACCCATCTCTTATGGAGCCCCTGCTGTTTTCTTAATATCTGGCATGCGGTTTCGTTAAGAGGAACTCCGATCGCATTGCCAGCTTTTGTTTCATCAGGGTGCATCCATGCCATTTTCTTATCCAGATCGACCTGTGACCACTCAAGGTCTGTAACGTTGGAACGGCGAAGGCCTGTCGTGATTGCAAACATGACCACAGGGAAGAAGTGAGGAGCAATTTCTGCAAACAGGCGCTTCGATTCCTCCTCTGTAAGCCATCTGATGCGTCCATTCTTAACGCGTGGTGTTGATATTTTGGGTGCCCTGTCAAGCCATCCCCATTCAACAGCCATATTGAGAATGGCGCGAAGTATTGCCAGATGCCTCGTCTTCGTTCCTTTGCTTGCAAGCTTTGGTTTATACTCCGGCACCGGATTGCCAAGTCGCAAACACCTGTCCCGGCTCATCTCCCAGTTCAGGCGATGGCGGCGGTTTTCCATCCCGTCTACCGCCTCCATTATTTTTTCTGTTGTTATGTCAGAGAGAATGGCTTCTCTGAAGTGCAACATCCAGAACGATATAATGCTCTTGTCATCATCAATGGACTTCTTATCCGATTTCTCACGCAGCCACCGTATGCAGGCTTCCTTGAATAGCTTTTTCGGTGATTCCCCGAGATTTTTTACTCTCCACGCTTTGAAGTGGTCAACAAAAACTGGCCACCGAGTTAGAGTTTTTCCAGTATCGATTTTCCGATTCGTTTGGGGGTAACCCACCGTTATATTCGTGCGGTCTTAGTGCACTGTAATATCCAACGATATAGTCCGTTATGGCGTGAGCTGCCTCGCTGAAGCTTACGTAACCCACCACCGGCATCCATTCGTTCTTCAGACTCCTGAAGAAGCGTTCCATTGGGCTGTTATCCCAGCAGTTTCCGCGCCGGCTCATACTCTGTCTGATCTGGTATCGCCACAATAATTGCCGGAACTGCCTGCTCGTATAATGACTGCCCTGATCGCTGTGGAACATCACCCCGCCGGGCTTACCACGGGTTTCCCATGCCATTTCCAGCGCTTTCATGGTGAGCCTGCTGTCCGGCGAGAACGACATGGCCCAGCCCACTGGTTTTCTTGCGAACAGGTCGAGAACAACGGCGAGGTACGCCCAGCGCTTACCCGTCCAGATATAGGTCACATCACCGCACCACACCTGATTTGGCTCGGTCACGGCGAACTGCCTTTCAAGGTAGTTAGGGATAGCAACATGTTCATGACCACCACGTTTATACCGGTGAGTCGGCTGCTGACCGCTGACCAGCCCCAGCTCTTTCATGAGCCTGCCAGCAAGCCAGCGTCCCATCTGGTAGCCTCTCCGGGTTGCCATTGTGGCGATGCTTCTTGCTCCGGCCGAACCGTGGCTGATGCCATGTAGCTCAAGTACCTGACTGCGTAATACAGCCCGTCTGCCGTCTGGTTTTTCAGGACGGTTTTTCCAGTATCTGTAGCTGCTGCGATGAACCCCGAACACATGGCAGAGTGTGACCACAGGATAATGCGCTCTGAGTTTCCCGATTATCGAGAACTGTTCAGGGAGTCTGACATCAAGAGCGCGGTAGCCTTTTTTAATATTTCATTCTCCATTTCAATGCGTTGTAGCTTTTTCCTGAGCTCACGGATTTCAATTTGTTCCGGGGTAATGGGGGAGGCTTTTGGTGTTTTGCCCTGACGCTCATCACGCAGTTGTTTGACCCATCTTGTCATTGTGGAAAGGCCAACATCCATAGCTTTGGCGGCATCTGCCACCGTGTATTTCTGGTCAACAACCAGTTGAGCGGATTCGCGTTTAAACTCTGCGCTAAAATTTCTTTTTTTCATTGGAGCACCTGTGTTGTTCTGAGGTGAGCATATCACCTCTGTTCAGGTGGCCAAATTCAGTGTGCCACTTCACTTCTGCTTTCAGACGATCGTGAAGTTCTTGCGCTTGCCTTTTGTCCGATGTTTCAAGAGAGCGTCTAACTCTTGATCCATCTGGCGCGACGAAATCGCAGTGCCACGTGCCACCGCGTAGTTTGATTGACATGCTTTAACCTCCTGCACATCAACCGCATTCACCGCGCTATTGTGTCTCACAGACTTAAGCGCCGCAATGCAGTCTGACTTGCAAATGCGATATGGGCTTTTAGGTTTATCTGGATTTATCTTTACGGCCTGAAGTCGTCCACTTCGTATCCACTGCGTGATAGTGCCTTTGTCTACCTTCAGATACGACGCTGCCTCTTCACGAGTGAAGATTTCTTCTTCCACCTGGAATCTCCATTTATTGGATTGGTATTATTGCGGTAGGTCTGGATATCATTGAGCAATGAACAGGCCTCATCGAGTATGAGGCTGTGGTTAGTCCTTGCGTAACTCGCTAATTCTTCTGTAAGTCTCTGGTGCTTTGTTTCCGTGTATCTTCATTTCAGACTTCAACAGATCAACGAGGGAATCCCATTCGTTGAGGATGCCTTTGAATGCCGGAACGCGCTTTGCAACCTTGTCGAATGAATCTCTGATTTCTGGGATCTGCTCAACAAGTGCAACGCATCGTCTGAAATCGGCTGCGTCATGGGGAGCGCCGAAGTGATGACCATAGATATTCTTGAACCGCCCCGGGTTTCCTGGAGAGTGTTTTATCTGTGAACTCAGGCTGCCAGATCATCGTTTCCGATGGAAGCATAATAAGCTTTTTCTGCTTCTGCCGGAGGGATGTGGCCCAGCCTTTCCAGCAATCGTCGATTGTTATACCAGTCCACCCACGTTAGTGTGGCCAGTTCCACTTCTGCACGGTTTTTCCAGCTCTTACGGTGTATTACCTCCGCTTTGTAAAGACCATTGATGCTCTCCGCCATCGCGTTGTCATACGAGTCGCCTGTACTTCCTGTTGATGCCAGTAATCCGGCTTCCTTAAGCCGCTGTGTGTAGGCCAGCGATACATACTGAGAACCTTTATCACTGTGATGGACCGTGCCGGACGGTCGACGGGCCCATAACGCCTGCTCCAGTGCATCCAGCACGAATGTCGTTTCCATGGACGATGAGACCCGCCACCCCACGATGTATCCGGCAAACACATCAATGATGAACGCCACATAGACGAAGCCCCTCCATGTGCTGACGTAAGTAAAATCAGCCACCCACAGCTGGTCAGGTCGTTCTGCCACGAACTGACGGTTTACGCGGTCGCCTGCGGCAACGGCTTTCCGGCTGATGGTCGTACGGACCTTTTTACCCCGGAGAACACCGGCAAGTCCCATAACCGCCATGAGACGTGCCACAGTGCATCTGGCCACTCTGATACCTTCCCGTAACAACTGACGCCAGACTTTACGCACACCGTATACCTTGTGATTTTCATCGTATACGCGCTGTATCTCTTTCTTCAGCCAGTCATCGCGCTGCGCACGGGCACTGCGTTTATCCGGATGATGTCGCTGTTGCTGACAGTGGTAATACGTTGACGGGGCAATATGCAGTTCGCTGCATAGCGGTCCGACCCCGTACTGCTCACGCAGCTTATCCAGCAGTGGCATCATTTTTTCCAGAGGCGGTCGAACTCCGCCTTCGCAAAATAAGCGGAAGCCTGGCGAAGGATATCGTTACTGCGGCGCAGTTCACGATTTTCACGCTCCAGCTCTTTCAGACGCTGACGTTCAGCGGTGGTGAGCCCTCCATCACCGCCCCCGGTATCCCGCTCATGCTGGCGAACCCAGACACGCAGAGTCTCCGGCGTACTTTCCAGAACCATACGGACTGCCCGTTGACGGACTTCGGGGGAAAAACGAGTATTTTTAGTCATCCTGTTTACCTCCTTCTCAGGAAGTTTAGTCTCCAGGATTCCCGGGGCGGTTCATCGTGCGAGGAAATGACAATGCTTTTAATTCAACCTGGATTTGGCCTTAGCATCAAAAAAGGGCACATGTTTGGCGAGAAAGAGTCTCAACGAAAAATGGTGTCGATACAGTTGCCATTTATCAGTATTTATTGGCTAAACAGGGAGGCAACAAATTATTGGTATACCTGCGCCAGAGCAGCATTTAACGACCCTGACTGGTTTGTGAAAAACCACCACGCAGTTCGTCAGGCAAAGAGAAAGGCCAATACGACATACATGAAGGCGTATCGAAAAGCATGGAAAGAACACCGCGATCGATACCAACAAGACATGGAAAAGCTTGAATCAGAAAACATGGAATTAAGACGAAAGCTCGGTGAAGCAAAACGAGACATCGATGCTTACAAGCGACTTTTTAATGGTGAAAGCCATGCTTAGCCCATCCCAATCCCTTCAATACCAGAAAGAAAGCGTCGAGCGAGCTTTAACGTGCGCTAATTGCGGTCAGAAGCTGCATGTGCTGGAAGTTCACGTGTGTGAGCACTGCTGCGCAGAACTGATGAGCGATCCGAATAGCTCAATGTACGAGGAAGAAGACGATGAATGAGTTAATAAATGGCAATGCCATCAAAATGACAAGCATTGAAATCGCTGAGTTGGTTGGTAAGCGTCATGACAATGTGAAACGTACCATCGAAACGCTGGCTAAAAATGGTGTTATCCGGCTTCCTCAAATTGAGGATTGTGGAAGAATCAATGGGTTAGGCTTAAATCAAAGTTTTTGTGTGTATGTGTTCGAAGGCGAACAAGGAAAGCGAGACAGTATTGTCGTTGTAGCCCAGTTGTCGCCGGAATTCACCGCTCGCCTTGTTGACCGCTGGCGAGAGCTTGAAGAAGCTGCGGTTAATATCCCCAAAACGCTACCGGAAGCGTTGCGCCTTGCTGCTGATCTTGCTGAGCAGAAAATGCAACTGGAAAACCAGCTCGCAATTGCCGCACCTAAAGTTGAGTTTGCCGATCGCGTTGGCGAGGCCAGCGGAATTTTGATTGGAAACTTTGCAAAGGTTGTTGGAATTGGTCCAAACAAACTGTTTGCGTGGATGCGCGATCACAAAATCCTTATTGCTTCAGGTTCCCGGCGCAATGTGCCAATGCAGGAATATATGGATCGCGGCTATTTCACAGTGAAAGAAACAGCGGTCAACACAAATCACGGAATACAGATATCGTTCACCACAAAAATCACCGGGCGTGGTCAACAGTGGCTGACCAGAAAGCTGCTCGATAATGGAATGCTGAAAGTAACAGGGGAGGCTGCTTAATGGCTAATCTACGCAAAGAAGCACGCGGCAGAGAATGCCAGGTACGTATTTACGGCGTATGCAATGGTAATCCTGAAACTACAGTTCTGGCACATTACCGGATGGCTGGAATTTGCGGAACGGGAATGAAGCCTGACGACCTGATCGGCGCATGGGCTTGTAGCGCGTGTCACGATGAAATCGACCGACGCACCCATAATCTCGACAACAAAGACGCCAGACTTTACCACCTCGAAGGCGTGATCAGGACGCAGGCGATACTGCTGAAGGAGGGGAAGATTAAGTCATGAGCGAATATCAGTTTGTGCTTCCATACCCGCCGTCGGTGAACACCTACTGGCGAAGACGGGGAAACCAATACTACATCAGCGATAAAGGCCAGAAATACCGAAAAGAAGTTCAGCAAATAATCCTCCAACTCAAGTTAGACATTTTCACCAAATCACGACTCCGCATCAAAGTCATCGCAGACGTTCCAGACTCCCGCCGCCGCGACCTCGATAACATCCTGAAAGGTTTACTCGACTCCCTTATCCACGCCGGATTTGCGGAAGACGACGAGCAATTCGATGACATTCGCGTAATTCGTGGTGTGAAAGTACCAGGCGGAAGGCTTGGAATAAAAATCACCGAACTGGAGAACGTATGAACGCCACAATTCAAACGATACCAGAGCTTCTTATCCAGACACGAGGCAATCAGACCGAAGTGGCGAGGATGCTTTCCTGCGCAAGAGGAACAGTGCTCAAGTACAACCGAGACAGCAAAGGCGAGCGTCACGTAATAGTTAACGGCGTCCTGATGGTCAAACAGGGCAAGAGGGGAAGACGATGAGACTCGAAAGCGTAGCTAAATTTCATTCGCCAAAAAGCCCGATGATGAGCGACTCACCACGGGCCACGGCTTCTGACTCTCTTTCCGGTACTGATGTGATGGCTGCTATGGGGATGGCGCAATCACAAGCCGGATTCGGAATGGCTGCATTCTGTGGTAAGCACGAACTCAGCCAGAACGACAAACAAAAGGCTATCAACTATCTGATGCAATTTGCACACAAGGTATCGGGGAAATACCGTGGCGTTGCAAAGCTTGAAGGAAATACTAAGGCAAAGGTACTGCAAGTGCTCGCAACATTCGCTTATGCGGATTATTGCCGTAGTGCCGCGACGCCGGGCGCAAGATGCAGAGATTGCCACGGTACAGGCCGTGCGGTTGATATTGCCAAAACAGAGCTGTGGGGGAGAGTTGTTGAGAAAGAGTGTGGAAGATGCAAAGGCGTCGGCTATTCAAGGATGCCAGCAAGCGCCGCATATCGCGCTGTAACGATGCTAATCCCCAACCTTACCCAACCCACATGGTCACGCACTGTTAAGCCGCTGTATGACGCTCTGGTGGTGCAATGCCACAAGGAAGAGTCAATCGCAGACAATATTTTGAATGCGGTCACACGTTAGCAGCATGATTGCCACGGATGGCAACATATTAACGGCATGATATTGACTTATTGAATAAAGTTGGGTAAATTTGACCCAACGATGGGTTAATTCGCTCGTTGTGGTAGTGAGATGAAAAGAGGCGGCGCTTACTACCGATTCCGCCTAGTTGGTCACTTCGACGTATCGTCTGGAACTCCAACCATCGCAGGCTGAGAGGTCTGCAAAATGCAATCCCGAAACAGTTCGCAGGTAATAGTTAGAGCCTGCATAACGGTTTCGGGATTTTTTATATCTGCACAACAGGTAAGAGCATTGAGCCGATAATCGTGAAGAGTCGGCGAGCCTGGTTAGCCAGTGCTCTTTCCGTTGTGGTGAATGCACAGGCTGATGTGTAAGGGCAAGAATCTTTCGCTGGATTCGGTGTGGCCACGTAGCCAGCTGTAGGCAGTTGCAGCAAACCGGAGATCAGCACCGGTCGCCACAATCCAAACTGAGCCGTAGCCACTGACTATCCTGAATTCATCAGTGATAGTTACGCTGCGGCCTTCTACACATGATCTTCGTGAAAGTGGGCGGCATGAGGTTGCGCTAACAACCTAATGCCGTTTTGCCCGTGCATATCGGTCACGAACAAATCTGATTACTAAACACAGTAGCCTGGATTTGTTCTATCAGTAATCGACCTTATTCCTAATTAAATAGAGCAAATCCCCTTATTGGGGGTAAGACATGAAGATGCCAGAAAAACATGACCTGTTAGCCGCCATTCTCGCGGCAAAGGAACAAGGCATCGGGGCAATCCTTGCGTTTGCAATGGCGTACCTTCGCGGCAGATATAATGGCGGTGCGTTTACAAAAACAGTAATCGACGCAACGATGTGCGCCATCATCGCCTGGTTCATTCGTGACCTTCTCGACTTCGCCGGACTAAGTAGCAATCTCGCTTATATAACGAGCGTGTTCATCGGCTACATCGGTACTGACTCGATTGGTTCGCTTATCAAACGCTTCGCTGCTAAAAAAGCCGGAGTAGAAGATGGTGGAAATCAATAATCAACGTAAGGCGTTCCTCGATATGCTGGCGTGGTCAGAGGGAACTGATAACGGACGTCAGAAAACCAGAAATCATGGTTATGACGTCATTGTAGGCGGAGAGCTATTTACTGATTACTCCGATCATCCTCGCAAACTTGTCACACTAAACCCAAAACTAAAATCAACAGCCGCCGGACGTTATCAGCTTCTTTCCCGTTGGTGGGATGCTTACCGTAAGCAGCTTGGCCTGAAAGACTTCTCTCCGAAAAGCCAGGACGCTGTGGCACTGCAACAGATTAAAGAACGTGGCGCTTTACCGATGATTGATCGCGGTGATATTCGTCAGGCAATTGACCGTTGCAGCAATATCTGGGCTTCACTTCCGGGCGCTGGTTATGGTCAGTTCGAGCATAAGGCTGACAGCCTGATTGCAAAATTCAAAGAAGCAGGCGGAACGGTCAGAGAGATTGATGTATGAGCAGAGTCACCGCGATTATCTCCGCTCTGGTTATCTGCATCATCGTCTGCCTGTCATGGGCGGTTAATCATTACCGTGATAACGCCATGACCTACAAAGAGCAGCGAGATAAAAAAGTCAGTGAGCTGAAGCAGGCGACCGCCACCATTACTGACATGCAGCAACGCCAGCGTGCTGCTGATGCACTCGATGCTAAATACACGAAGGAGTTAGCTGATGCGAAAGCTGAAAATGATGCTCTTCGGCGCAAGCTTGATAATGGTGGCAGGGTGCTCGTCAAAGGAAAATGCCCTGTGCCATCCTCAGCCGAAACCTCCAGCGCCTCCGGCATGGGCAATGATGCCACCGTCGAACTCTCTCCAGTTGCTGGACGAAACGTTCTCGGTATCCGGGACGGAATTATCCGCGACCAAACAGCACTGAGAACGCTTCAGGAATACATCAGGACGCAATGCCTTCGATGATAGCGATAATTTTACTCATCATCCTTCACATCTGGCTCTGTAGACAGGGGGGTGATCACTTCTGGAGTAAATCCAGATTAAACATCTCATTGCTGATGCTTGATATTGAGCATCTGGCGCGCGGTAAGGGGCTGCGTTGAGATAAGAGCCAGTCATCACAAACACCAGGATTTAGCCTCGCATTCGCGGGGCTTTTTTATATCTGCAACAAACGCGCTTCACACGCGCGACTTATGAACACAGAGCCTTTCAGGATGACCCTTGAGGATGCCGGTTTGGTAATCGGTGCCTTTCTGTGGGCCGGAATCCTGTGTGACAAGGTTCATCACTAAAAGGTAATCACTGATGAAGTACCCAACAGTTATTGTCAATGGTGTGTCCGTTCGTGTTGATGAGGATGGACGCTACAACTTAAACGATCTCCATGCAGCAGCAGTTGCAAATGGAGAGGCTACAGAGCAACAGCGCCCAAGCCAGTTTTTGCGTAGCGCGCAGATAAAACGCTTCATAAAAGCACTTTGGAACAAATTCAACCACTTAAAATAATCAAAGGTGGTGCAGAACCAGGTGTGTGGGGTGTTGAACTTCTGGCAATCAGATATGCAGCATGGATTAAGCCGGAATTTGAAATCGAAGTTTATGAAGTTTTCAAAACGGTTGTCCGTCTCGGCGTTGGCGCAATGTCCCGTCTGAATAGAATCGATCACATCATCAATACTGAAACCAAAGCGATAAGCCAGTGCGCAAGCCAAATGGCTAAGTGGGGCGTTGGTGGGCGAAAAAGATTGCTTCATGTTGCACGTGAGAGAGCGGCAAATGAAGTGCAAATGTATTTGCCCGGAATGGTGTGATTTCGCAGGTTAATCCAGTTTTTGCATTACGGCAGTACCGCGAAACAACCCAAGCCAGTAAGTGGGGAAATAACACTGGCAGCCACTGAAAGATGAACCTCCAGCCTTATGGCAAAAAAGATTCTTTGTGGTGGCGGACTGATGGAAAGACATCGGTTATTGCAGAGGCCATTCAATGAGTGGTCTCGATAATGGCTTATACCCTACACGGGATAACTTAACTGATATCCCTTTTAACGGATAAACGGAGCCAACAATGGCAGAGATTATTCCCATGACTGAAGAACAGAAATTCCAGTTAGAGATTTACAAACTGGTTATGAACCAGAACGCAGCCGCAGAAGAAGCATTTCAGTTCATTGGCACTGATGAAGTGGCACACTGAATTTGGCCACCTGAACAGAGGTGATATGCTCACCTCAGAACAACACAGGTGCTCCAATGAAAAAAAGAAATTTTAGCGCAGAGTTTAAACGCGAATCCGCTCAACTGGTTGTTGACCAGAAATACACGGTGGCAGATGCCGCCAAAGCTATGGATGTTGGCCTTTCCACAATGACAAGATGGGTCAAACAACTGCGTGATGAGCGTCAGGGCAAAACACCAAAAGCCTCTCCGATAACACCAGAACAAATCGAAATACGTAAGCTGAGGAAAAAGCTACAACGCATTGAAATGGAGAATGAAATATTAAAAAAGGCTACCGCGCTCTTGATGTCAGACTCCCTGAACAGTTCTCAATAATCGGGAAACTCAGAGCGCATTATCCTGTGGTCACACTCTGCCATGTGTTCGGGGTTCATCGCAGCAGCTACAGATACTGGAAAAACCGTCCTGAAAAACCAGACGGCAGACGGGCTGTATTACGCAGTCAGGTACTTGAGCTACATGGCATCAGCCACGGTTCGGCCGGAGCAAGAAGCATCGCCACAATGGCAACCCGGAGAGGCTACCAGATGGGACGCTGGCTTGCTGGCAGGCTCATGAAAGAGCTGGGGCTGGTCAGCTGTCAGCAGCCGACTCACCGGTATAAACGTGGTGGTTATGAACATGTTGCTATCCCTAACTACCTTGAAAGGCAGTTCGCCGTGACCGAGCCAAATCAGGTGTGGTGCGGTGATGTGACCTATATCTGGACGGGTAAGCGCTGGGCGTACCTCGCCGTTGTTCTCGACCTGTTCGCAAGAAAACCAGTGGGCTGGGCCATGTCGTTCTCGCCGGACAGCAGGCTCACCATGAAAGCGCTGGAAATGGCATGGGAAACCCGTGGTAAGCCCGGCGGGGTGATGTTCCACAGCGATCAGGGCAGTCATTATACGAGCAGGCAGTTCCGGCAGTTATTGTGGCGATACCAGATCAGACAGAGTATGAGCCGGCGCGGAAACTGCTGGGATAACAGCCCAATGGAACGCTTCTTCAGGAGTCTGAAGAACGAATGGATGCCGGTGGTGGGTTACGTAAGCTTCAGCGAGGCAGCTCACGCCATAACGGACTATATCGTTGGATATTACAGCGCACTAAGACCGCACGAATATAACGGTGGGTTACCCCCAAACGAATCGGAAAATCGATACTGGAAAAACTCTAACTCGGTGGCCAGTTTTTGTTGACCACTTCATTTCTTGCCTCAAATGGCAGTACGTTAACTATTCAGTCAAATGGTGCGGCGTTTACTGCCACAACCATCAAGATAATCGCGGAGCAGTGATGATTCAGTTCAAACCAACGCGAAACATCGACCTGATCGAAGCAGTAGGAAATCACACTGACATTATCGCCGGGAGCAACAACGGCGATGGATACGACTACAAGCCTGAATGCCGTTACTTTGAGGTTAACGTGCACGGGCAGTTCGGCGGAATTGTTTACTATCAGGAGATTCAGCCGCTAACCTTTGATTGCCACGCCATGTACCTGCCAGAGATTCGTGGATTCAGCAAGGAAATCGGGCTGGCGTTCTGGCGATACATTCTGACTAACACCACCGTTCAGTGCGTCACATCGTTCGCTGCGCGCAAATTCCGCCACGGTCAGATGTACTGCGCAATGATTGGCCTTAAGCGTGTAGGAACCATCAAGAAATACTTCAAAGGCGTGGATGACGTGACGTTTTACAGCGCCACACGCGAAGAACTAATCGACTTCCTGAATCACGGGAGATAGCCATGTTATATGCATTTAAGCTGGGCAGAAAACTGCGCGGCGAGGAACCTTATTGCCCTGAAAAAGGCGGGAAAGGTGGCAGCTCTGATAAAAGCGCAAAGTATGCAGCAGAAGCTCAGAAGTATGCCGCAGACCTGCAAAATCAGCAGTGGCAGACGATCATGAAAAACCTTGCTCCGTTCACGCCTCTTGCGGAGCAGTATGTTAACCAGCTTCAGAACCTTTCCAGTTTAGAAGGTCAGGGGCAGGCACTTAATCAGTATTACAACTCTCAGCAGTATAAAGACCTTGCAGGTCAGGCTCGTTACCAGAGTCTTGCTGCTGCGGAGGCGACGGGTGGACTTGGTTCGACAGCCACAAGCAATCAACTGGCTACGATCGCGCCGACACTCGGTCAGTCTTGGTTATCAAACCAGATGAGCAATTACAACAATCTGGCAAACGTTGGGCTTGGTGCGCTGCAAGGTCAGGCAAACGCCGGGCAGACATACGCCAACAACATGAGCAGCATTGCACAGCAAAGCGCAGCTCTTGCCGCTGCTAATGCCAACAAACCATCAAGTCTTCAGACAGCAATTAGTGGCGGAACGTCTGGTGCGATTGCCGGTGCAGGTCTTGCCAGCCTTTTGGGAACATCAACACCTTGGGGCGCTGGCATTGGTGCTGGTATCGGATTGCTTGGCTCGTTGTTTTAAGGGGTAATCATGGCTACTTGGCAAGGATCAAATGGCGGATTATTGGCTGGTATCGGCGGCGTCAACTCAAACGCTCCGAACGTAAATGACATCGGCAATACGCTTCAGCTTATCAGGCAGAACAATGATATTGAGCGTTCAGGCGCTAACAATGTTGGGCTGACTGCTTTGCAAGGCCTTTCAGGTATTGCGGGGGTGTTTCAGCAGGAAAAGCAGGCTCAGCGGCAGAAAGAATTTCAGCAGGCGTACGCTAATGCTTATGCGTCTGGTGATCGCGGTGCTTTGCGTCAGTTGGCTACTCAATATCCAGACCAGATTGAATCCGTTCGTAAAGGCATGGGATTCATTGATGAAGGCCAGCGTAATTCTATCGGCACCTTAGCGGCTGGCGCA